TAGGTACTAAAGGACAGGGCCAACGACCTAAACACTAACTGGAAAGCCGGAGCGCAGCTCACATTTGAGGCTGGCTGTTATGATGCGGTGATTGCGGCAAACTTCTAACCATTAACCAGTTCTACCGGAACCCCGTTAATTCGGGGTTTCTTTTGCCCGCAATAATCACCCCATGCAATCATGATACAATCTCAATACTGAGTTGATGGGCACCAGGGCTGGGAATAAAGCAAAACCCAGCAGACAACGATACCTGAGAGTTAAGAATGCCTTGCCGGACTATGCGTAAACCCGGTAAACAGAAACCCCTATTCGATACATCAACACCAGCCGCGCTATAGCAACACCCAGAGCTAAACAAATCTTAGCCTTTAAGGTTTCTATGTCCCCAACAAACAGCCCTTAAATCAATGCTAAGAAGCCAACAAAGCATTAACCCAATAACATATAACAGCGTTATACAAAACCAATACCATTCAATGCTTTAATAATTACCACGATAGAATGCAGCCTAGATTAGCCTTGAAATGGTCTGTTTTAGTGCTGTTACAGCCTATCTCAGCCACATACAAACAATTGGCAGTAATACTGCACGGTAGCTATAAATAGGCCCAGAGTTAGAGCAAAACAGCTGTATAATCAATGCTTTGGCATAGCCTAGAAAGCCCTTATCTGAAAACCCACAATCTAGGGGGGTAAGGGCCCGAGAGAAGCGGTATGGGGGTCCGCTGATATAATCATTACACCTCACAGATATAATTATTTTATTTTTTAGAATTTTATTTTTTTAGGAGACACTATGGCAGACAGAGATGCTAATGGTAGGTTGTTGAAGGGTACTGTTGCTCCCAATCCAGATAGGGTTAAGAACTTTGCCAAGAGTAATAGGTTAAAGCCCTGGAAGGCAGCTATTGACCGGGCTTTGAGTAAGAAGGGTAAGGTTGATCAGGCCCAGGAGTTGTATTTAATTGCTCGTGAGGTGGTAGAATCTGCTCAGGATAGGAATAATCCGAATTTTCAATTTGCTGTTAAAGAGGTGGGGTTGAGATTAGATGGAAAGCCAGTTGAGACAGTCGAGCTTGGAGATACTGCCCAAAAAGCTCTCGGAATATCCCAAGCTTTTAGCTTACTTGCTGAGTTTGCCGGACGAGAAGAGGTTGTCGTTGGAGAGGTTATTGTGCCGGATCGACCTTTACTTTCTACTGAGGTATGCCCTGAAGAGGGAGGATGTTCAGAGGGAGTGGATATTTCAAAGGTGCCGTGAGGTTCAGGAAGGGCCAAATGGTTATATTGATATATGGTCCCGTGAGCACTACAAGTCCACGATAATTACCTTTGGTAAGAACATTCAGGATATTCTAGCCTCTCATGGTGATGAACCTTTGGATGAATGGAAGGGGAGGGAGGTTACTATTGGTATTTTCTCTTTTAACCGCCCTGCTGCTAAGAAGTTTCTAAATCAGATTAAGACTGAATTTGAGGATAATGCTGAACTGAAGGTGTTATTTCCTGATATTTTATATCAAAACCCTCGCAAGGAATCTCCTAAGTGGTCTGAGGATGGGGGTATTGTCGTAAAGAGGAAAAGCAATCCCCGTGAGGCTACTGTAGAGGCTTCTGGGTTAGTGGATGGACAGCCTACTGGTATGCACTATGTTATTCGTTCTTATGATGACGTTGTTACTCTTGAGTCTGCACGTAGTGTCGAGATGATCAAAAAGACCACACAGGCGTGGGGTTTATCTCTTTCGCTAGGCTCTGAGGGGGGTCATGCAAGGTACGCAGGGACGTTCTACGCCGACGGAGATACTTATTCGGAGATTATCGAAAGGGGCGGTGCTAAACCTCGTATACACCCCGCTACAGCGGATGGGTTGTCCTCTGGTGAGCCTGTTTTGTTCTCTCAGGAATATCTAGATGATAAGAAGTTCTCCGGTATATATGACTTCTCTTGTCAGTATTTGTGTAATCCAATCCCCGATGATAATGCTTATTTCTCTATTGACGATTTTAGATGGTATGACCAAGCTCCAACTCATTTAAGGAAGTACGGGGCCTCTGATTACGCGGTTTCCGAGGGTAAGGGGGATTATACCGAATTAGGTATAGCCGGGGTGGACTCGAATGATGATCTTTATTTACTAGATTGGTGGTCGGGTCAGACTACGGCTGATGTGTGGATTGACCATCAACTTGATCTGGTAAAAAGGCATAAACCTATCATGTGGGCCTCTGAATCTGGGGTGATTAGAAAGTCTATCGAGCCCTTTTTGGCTAAGAGAATGATGGAAAGAAGGGAGTACATTACTTTGGATTGGCTACCCACAGTCGCGGATAAGCCCACTATGTGCCGGTCTTTCCAGGCCAGGGCCAAGATGGGGAAGGTCTATCTACCCTCTGGAGTAGCGTGGGCTGAGGACTTGGTAAGTCAATTAGTACGCTTCCCTAAAGCCAAGTATGATGATAAGGTGGACGTATGCGGATTATTTGGTAGAATACTAGATAATATGCACGGAGCAGTAGTTCCTTCAGCGCCCCATTTAAAATTGGTATCTGACTCTTATGGATTCGAGGAAGACCTTGAAAACAACTGGATGACTTCTTAGTGGCAACTCCCAAAGAGCAAGTTGAACAATTCCTTAGAGATACCGACCTCGCTCGTCGTCTTTCTCAGAAATGCAGAGATTACTTCGATCATAAGCAGTGGACTGCCGAACAAGAGGCTAAATTAGCCGAAAGGCGTCAAGCTGCTATCGTAGTAAACAGAATCAAACCCAAGGTTGAAGGACTTGTTGGACTATACGAAATGCGTAAGTCTGACCCCAAAGCCTTTCCCAGAACGAAAAAGCACGAATCCGCCGCTTATGTAGTAACAGACGCCTTAAGGTTTGTCGCTGATAACACTGATTTTCAAATGACCCGGTTAAACGTAGCCGAGGACTTCTTTGTAGAGGGCTATGGCGGGGTAATGGCCGACGTAAGCAGAAGGGGCGATGCAATAGAGATAAGGGCGAATCAACTCCCCTGGGATAGGATTTATTTCGACTCTCATTCACGAAGGTTTGACTTTAAAGACGCCCGATTTATGGGCCTTTGGTTGTGGATGGACGAGGATCAGGCTAAAGATACGTTCAAAATCTCCAAAAAGAAACTAGACCAGATGATTGACACTCCCATAGACGGTGAGGAGACTAACGAAGACCGCCCCAGGTGGACCGAGAAGCAAGACGGGGAGAAGAGAGTAAGAATCGCCATGCACTTTCATATCGTTAAGAGTGTGTGGAAGATGACCATCTTTTCGGGCGATGTGACTATTTTAAAAACTCAAGACTCTCCATTTCTGGACGAACACGACCAACCGATGAACCCAATTGAGCTTGTAGGCTCAAATATCGACAGAGAAAACAATAGATACGGTGAGGTAGCTGGATTTCTCTCCCAACAGGACGAAATCAACCATAGAAGGAGTAAATTCCTCCACAGGTCGTCTGTTAGGACTACTTTTGGCAACGATAATGCCATTCAGGACGTAGAATCAGCAAAAAGAGAGTTACGAAAGCCTGATGGACACGTAAAAATCAACGGAACGGCCAAGTTTGGTGAGGATTTCGGAATTATCCCCCAACAAGACATGGCAAATGCTGAATTTAATCTTTATATAGACGCCAAATCTGAATTAGATGCTGTTTCCATGAACGCGCAGTTAGCCGGAGATCGACAGTCTGGTGATTTATCCGGTACAGCGATAGGAAAGCTCCAACAAGCCGGGACAGTTGAGTTAGCAAGGCAGTATGCCCTATTAGCTGGGTGGGAAAGGCGTGTTTATGAGCAAATGTGGGCCAGGGTTAAACAGTTTTGGGGTGAGGAGAAGTGGATTCGCGTCACTGATGACCAAGATGCCCTGAGATGGGTGGGATTAAACTCACAAATCACTGCTCAACAGCTTTTACAAGAGAACATAGAGGATGATTCACTCCCTTTAGAGCAAAGACGGCAATCAGAGCAGATACTTCAGTTCCTTATACAGACTGAAAACCCCAAGTTAAATGAGGTTGTAGAGACAAGAAACCAAACAGCCGAACTTGAGGTAGACATCACTATTGACCAATCCTTTGATGTGATGAACATCCAAGAGGAACAGTTCAAGATGCTGTCGGAGTTTGCACAAGGCACGGATATGGATATAATTGACCTTATTGAAATGTCTCAGTTAAGAGGTAAGAAGGAAGTCATCGAGAAGATTACCCGAAGACGACAAGGGCAAGCACAAGCACAACAAGCCGCCGATCAGCAAGCACAGCAGATTGAAGTGGCTAAAGCGACCTCCAAAGTACGAAAGGAGGACGCTGAAACGCAAAAGATTTCTGCGGAAGCTGTCACAGAGCACATTGAGGCTATGGGCAAGCAGTTGGAGAATATTCAGGTAGCAAACAACCCTGACCCCAACCCGCAAGTACATATTTAACCTCTCCAATCAACAGGGACGAAGTGATCTGTTAGTTTGGGCAAAGGGGTTAATTTAATTTAGACGGTTCGCCTCCGCACAGGCGCTACGTGGCCGCCACACGATTAACTGGGCGTTAGGAAGATAAGATGGCTGATGATGATCAGGATGTTTTCGATGATGAGGAAGTTGCAGAAGAAGTAGTAACCGAGCCAGAAAAGGGTGAAAAGGAACCAGAGGCAAAAGCCGAGGAACCCAAAGAGGATGCACCCACCTCTGAAGACTATGAGAAACAGATAGCCGGACTGAAGGCGGGAATATCAGACGAAAGGCGGAAAAGGCAGGAGGCACAAGCACTAAACAAGAAACAAGAGGTCAAGGTCAAAGCACCAGACCCCGTAACTGACCCTGATGCGTTTCACGCTTATAACGACGACAAGCTGAACGCAAGGGATCAGAAACTGAAGATAGAAATGTCTCAGAGTTGGGCCAGGAAGGCCCATGATGACTATGATGAGGTCGAAAAGGTCTTTATTAGTCTAATTACGGATGAGGACGGGAAGATTACTGACCAGACTCTTGTTGATAAGTTTAATGCTGCCGAATTACCCGCTGATTTCGCCTATGATCACGTTAAGAATAAGCAACTCTTGGATTATCGAGGTTCTGACGATTACGAAACAAGTATTCGCCAGGACGAAAGAAAGAAAATCCTTGAGGAAGCTCGCTCTAAAGGCGTGAGTGCGGCTGATCTACCTGACTTAACTAACGTAGCAGCAAGCGCGTCTAATACTACAGCTCTGGATGAGGAAAGTTCAGATAGGATAGACGCCTTCGATTAAGGAATGTCATTATGACTTCAAGTACGATTGCTTCGGGTAATAAAACCACCCGATTTCAGAAGGATGTGCGCCGTGAATACGTGCGCGGCGGGGTGTTCGGTTCCTATATTGGAAACGATATAAACTCCGTAATTCAAACCAACAAGAACCTCAAGAAAGTCTCCCTACCCCTCGTAGCAAAGATCGGCGGTGGCGGTGTTAAAGGTTCTTCCCAACTATCCGGTTCTGAGCAGCCGCTCTCTAATTACGCCCAGACAATGCAGCCTACTTACTTTAGGCAGGGTGTTCTGGTTGATAACGAAGAGAACGAACTGGCAGAATTTGATTTGTTTTCAGAGGCCCGTCCAGCTCTTATGAATTGGGCTATGGAACTCAAACGTGACCAGATCATCCAGGCGCTATGCGCTATTGAGGCCGGTGGAACTTACTACAACTGGGGCGGCTCTGAAGGCGCTTTCGGTTCTACAGCAGCTTCCGCAGCCAACATGGATACCTGGGACACTAATAACGGTGACCGCATTATCTACGGAAAGACAATCAGTAACCGTACCGCTGGTGATGTAACTACATCTCTTGCAACTCTCGATAACACCAACGACAAACTCACCGCCGCTCTGGTTACTTTAGCCAAGCGCCGCGCTAACCTTGCAAACCCCCATATTCGACCTATCAAGGTCACTGATGGCTCTGCTTGGTACGTTATGTTTGTCGGTAGTTTTGGTTTCAGAGACTTGAAGGAAGACTCTACAATCACTCAAGCAAACCGTGAAGCGCGTCCTCGTTCAGTAAAAGACAATCCCATTTTTGTTGATGGCGATCTTTTATATGATGGCGTGATTATCAAGGAAGTACCTGATATGGACTTATTTACTGACGGTGGCGACGCCGATAGTATCTGGTCTAATGTCTGGGGTTCTGGCGCAACAGGTGATGGCTTTGATAACGCGGGTGCTGGTAGCATTCGAGTTGCCCCTGCTATGCTGTGTGGTGCTCAGGCTATTGGTTTTGCTATGGGCCGCAATGCTTCTTTCGCACGAAGGAAAGAAGACGACTACGGTCATCTGAGCGGTGTTGGTGTTTCTATGAAGCACGACATTAAAAAGACTTTCTACAACGGCAAGCAGCATGGAATGGTTACAGTTTTCCACGCAGCCGTAGCTGACACGTAGGAGGCTCTTTATGGCTTCTAACCGAGTTCTGAAAGGTGACATAACTGTCACTGGGATGGATCAGGCATCTCTGGCTAATTGGATGGCTAACGTCACCGATTTGGTCAATGAGTTGCAAACCGACCACGCAACGCAGATAGCATTAACGGCAGCTAATAAGACGGCCATTAATGCTATCTGCTGCGGGTTCATTAACCAATTCGACAGCTTTGACTTTACTAAGGAGTTAACCAATGGCTGATTTAACGTATAACGGTACGGCCACCCTAAAACGGCCAAATACCGCTACCCTTGGCAAAGGCGATTCGGGCAACACAAAAAATGTAGTTGCTTTGATCGAAATAGCTGCGGGCGCGACTGTAGGGCAGACTTTTAAACTTGCTCGCATCCCTTCAAATGCCCGCCTGTGCGGGTCATCTGAGTTGTATTGGGATGATCTATCAACCGCCTCACCAGACCTTGATATTGGTTTGGCTTCGGTTGATGCAAATATCACATCGGACCCTGATGCTGTTAATGATGGTCTTGACGCTGGTACTGCTTCGGCGGGTATCAAGATGACCAAGACTATCGACAACATCGGTCTTCCGGTTTGGGACCTTGTTGCTAGTCAGACATCTGACCCCGGCGGCGAGTTAGACTTGTATTTGAGTGTAACTGGTGTGGCCCTGGACGTTGGCGGTACTGTAGTAGCTGATATTCACTATACAGTTGATTGATGCTACAACATCCCGAGGTACGGTATGAGGTTACGGATCAGTGTAATGCAGAGTGCATTATGTGTCCCCGCGACCTTCATACCAGACCCCACGGGATTATGGATCAAAAGAAGTATGAACGGTCCATTGACGAAGTTACAGGATTAGGCTGTAAGCAGGTTACTTTGACGGGCTTTGGTGAGCCTTTGCTCGATAAGAACCTTGAGAAGAAAATCTCTTATGCCAAATCGAAAGGACTCAGAACTTATGTCATAACCAACGGCTCCCTTCTCCAAAAGAGAGGGGCGTCTTTGGCTGATTCGGGGCTTGATGAGCTAAGGATTAGTTTTTATGGCATGAGTGCTGAGACTTACAACGAAATAATGTTCAAGTTGGACTTTCAGAAGTCTAAAAAAGGAATTTTGGAGTTTCTGGAAACCCGCAAAGATACGAAGGTAATGATTTCCTACCTTATCTTCCACGGGAATGAGCATTACAACGAATTCTTGGACTTTTGGGAGCACCGGGTAGATTCGGTGGAGGTATGGAAGCCTCATAATTTTACTGACGGCAGGCACTACCGGAGCACCAAGGGGATAAAAACCTCTTGCGGAAGGCCCGAGTCAGGCCCATTACAAATTCAGTGGAATGGCGAGGTGATACCTTGCTGTTTTGATTACAACAACCAAATCGTCCTTGGTAACGCTTTTGAAACCCCAGTAATGGAGGTGTTGTACGGAAAGAAGTACAATAAGCTCCGAAAGGCGCACAAACAGAGCAAGTTCCATAAGTTTCCGCTTTGTTATGACTGCGACCAACTGATAAAGCACGATGACGCTTTGATTTACACGAACCGACATAATTTACCCAATAGTGAGGCCGTGAAGCTCTCAAACACAGACCTTACCAATCTTAAAAACAGGATTCCAAGTGTCCAAATCTGAAAAAGCCCCACTACACATAGTCAAAACGAAGAAGCGCATTGCTATTGTCGGCGGTTCTGAGTCTTGGGAATTGGCTCCCTTTGATGATAAATCATGGGAGATATGGGTTTTAGGCAATCAGGTTCGTCAATACGATCACAAACGAATTGATTTAATCTTTGAAATACACAATGACTTCTCCAATCGAGAGGAGGGATATGCCCAGTGGCTGCCATCTCTTGAATTCCCGAT